CGGGAACTTGCGGCCGCTTTCTGCGATATGAATTGCAAGCTTGTCATAGCCGGTCTTCATCGCTGTTCTGAAAGCGACATCTGTCTGCATGCGCGCTGCGACTGCGATGAAGTTCGTCTGCTGGCGAAGCAGCTGCGCGATGTACTGCGGCGTGAAGCCGTCGCGCTGCATGTCGTCAGACAGATTCATCGTCGCGAAGATGTTGTTGCTGCACGGGTCGAACATATCTTCGAAGCCGTATTGCCCAGTGTAGCTGCTGTTGTGTTTCACGATCCAGAACGGCCGACTGAAGTCGAACGATTCGCCGAAGATGCTGCGCGTGTATGGTCGCGACGTGATGACTTCGCGGCCGTTCGGCGCTGCCCAGTTCTGATAGATTTCGTTGACGACAAGCACTGTGCGTCTGTCGCCGCTGTTGATGCGTTCGAACTGAAACGTGCGTGCGACAAGAAGACCGTCGAACGTGTCGATGTATGTGCGCCAGTGCGCTTCGCCGTGATAGTCGCTGCGCTTCGATTCGCACGGCCGCAGTTCCAGGTGTGCGCCGCACTTCGGGCAGACGTAGTCAGTCAATTCGACCAGCGTGCCGCGCGTCAGCTGACGATGTCCGCAGCACTGGCACCAGACTTCGGTCTTGCGGCCGCGACGCGGCACTGTGTAGCCGTAGCTTTTGAATGCGTCGAATCCTTCTTCGCGCAGCGACTTCGGCAGCGGCGGCAGCTGCTGTGCAAGTTCGCACATCTGCGCTTCGACTTTTGACTTCGGTTTCATAGCTATTCAAACATTGATGCGTCAAACAAACTGCCGAAGAAAGCGTCGTCGATGACGGTCTTCTTCGCGGCCTTCGGCTTCGGCTGCTTCGCTTCGCGTTTGGGCGTCTTTTCAGCGACTTTCGCAGCGGTCTTGACAGTTTCCTTGTCTGACTTCTTTGCGCGCGAATTTGACGTACTTCTGACGCTTCCGGCAGCACGCACGGCGACGCCTGACAGCGGCCGAATCTTGATGTTTTCTTCGTCGTAGTAGTGAACGGCCATGCCGACAAGTTCGTCGCGCTCGACAGCCGCGGCTTGTGCGCCGCGATGTTCTTTGACGTACTTGTTCAGCACTTCGCCGTAGATGTACTTGACGCATTCGTCAAGCGACTTGTTCTTGTTCTGAAGCTTCAGTGCGAACTGCGGTTCTTCTTGCGCGCGCTTCCGAAGCGATTGTTCGATGAATTCTTTGATTGACATGATTCTGAAGATTTTGATTGTTCAAATAGTTTCTGTTGTTTCTGGCGAATCGCGGCGTCGCGGATCGACCAGCGAAAGAAAAAGTTGTTCATTGCGTGATGATTCTGTCAAGCGCCTGATGATAGATTGCAAGCTTGCGTTTGTCGACATAGCCGGTGCCGGCAAGCATGCGCTTCAGAAGCTTTGCTTGCTTGCGCATTTCCGCGATGCGGTCGCGAAGAATTTCGTTTTCTGACTGGCAGGCGTTGAATTCGATGTGTGTCATGTGCGCGCAGTTATAGAAGACAGATGTCAATCGGGCCGACGACACGCTTGCTGCCCAGGACAGCAAGAACAGTGTCGAAGACTGAACGTGTGCCGCAGACGATGCTGCGCGGCATGTCGAAGATGTGACAGCATTCGCTGCCGGCATCGAAGTTCGCGTTGTCGTTGCGAAGCGCTTCAAGCGACTTCAGTTCATCGTCGGTCAGGTCGATGCAGTGCTGTTCGGCCAGCTGACGGAATGTCATATTTCCAAGTCTGATTCCCATGATATAACTGTTTTAGTAGATTTCGACGAAGACTTTGACAGTGCCTTTGCGCAGCAGAAAGCGGTTCACGTCGTCGTATGCGTGAACGCAGAACTTCTTTTCGCTGCGGTCATAGTAGTCGCGCACCCACAGCGGCGCGTTTTCGTCGTTCTTGAAGCGGAAGAATTCGCCCTTCTTGACGTCTTTCAGTTGTGCTTGCTGTATCATATCGAAGTAGGATTGTGGGCGGCATTGCTGCCGCCCTGGTTGAACATTTATTTCTTTTCGATTGCTACGTCGAAGTATGCGCCGTTGATTGTGTTCAACATCTGACGCGCAGCGCGCGCGGCGTCGTAGCTGTCGACGCTTGTGCCGTTGTACTTCGTGCAGAACCAGCAAAGCTGCTCTGCCATGAAGCCGCGAATGCTCTGCTGAAGACGTGCGACGTCGGTGTTGTAGTCGTCGACCGTCAGGAAGTCAGGAAAGACGGCCTTGATTTCGTGTTCGTTGCGGTACATCAGACCGGCAAGCTTGTTCAAGTCTTCCAGACTTCCGACGACGACAAGAACTTTTTCAGTGCTTTCGTCAGTGACCTGAAGACCACTGATTTTGCCATTGATAAGCTGACGAACGAATTCTTCGTTGTATTCTTCAATGTAAAGGCGATGTTTGAAATTCTTTGTTTCCATGTTGTTGTGTTGTTAAATTTTACTAAATTTGTTTCGTTGTTCGTTACTAAAACTGTTGCAAATTTAGTTATTATTTTTGTTTTACAAAACTTTTTCACGAAAATTTTTCAGTTTTCGTGACGAACATCAAAATGACAGTACATTATGAGCATTCAAAGCGAAGCAATGAAGCGCTATTTTGCGCTGAACGGAATCAAGAATCGTGACATCGCCGAAGCAATGGGCGTGACGCCGTCGAACGTGTCGAACATGCTTGCCGGCCGCGACAGCCTGGGACGTGGTCGCGCGCAGCAGCTGCACGACGTCTTCGGCTTCAACGTTCACTTTCTGCTGACTGGCGAAGGCGACCTGCTGGCGCCAGATCCACCAGCGGCGACACATATCGAAGCGTCGCAGAACGGCGGCAGTCACAACAGACAGACAGTGACGGTCGGCCAGTCTGACGACGTCATCACACTACGCGCGCAACTTGAAGCTGCGAAAGCACAGATTGTCGCGCTGAAAGAAGAAAACTTCCGACTGTGGCAAATGGTCGAAAAGCTGACAAAGACGTCAGAAAACAGCTGAAAACTTGCAAATCTTTTGCACATAGCAGAACGCACCAGCACAAAATACTGAATGTCAAACAATTACAAAAATTTTATACTTATGGCAACAATACGGTGCGCCGTTGTGCAGTACACGGCCACTGGTTGCCGATTCGCCGTTTTCGACATCACTGCACTTGTCGTGCAAAATCAGTCAAACGTGTGCAAATGTGTGCATGTCGCTTGCAAATTTTGTGAACACTTATTTTAGAACTTCCGAATGATAAAGACGCACTATTATCTTGACGGCCGACGCGACACGCCAGGCGGTTTGCCGCTGAAGCTTCTGCTGACGATGCGCGGCAGAACTGCGATGATTCCAGTCGGCGTTCGATTGATGCTTGAACAGTGGGACAAGAAGAATCAGCGCGTCGTCAAGCATGAACACAAGACGACGCTGAACACATATCTGATGAAATACAAGCTGAAGGTCGACGACAGAATTCGCGAACTGCTGCTGTCCGGCGCAATCGCGGATCTTGACATTCGCAGCATCAAGAACATCATTCAGGAAGAAATCGAAGGGAAGCACAGCACGCAGAACTTCAGCGAATACTTCATCAAGGTTGCGGAAACGCGACGCAGCGCCGGCACACAGCAGATATACAAGAACGCGCTGCGCGTGTGTCGTCTGTACGACATACACTGCGACGGTCGTCTGCTGTCCGAAATCACGCAGCGCTGGTGTGACGGCCTGGTCGACTATCTGGCCGCAGACACGACGAACTACGCGCAGAACACGCGCAACATCGTCGTCGGCTGTGTCCGCGCCGTTCTGAACTTCGCGCTGCGCGACGAACTGATTCGCAAGAATCCGCTGAAAGGTGTCGCGACGCCGTATGTTCAGACGCGCAAGCGCAATCTGTCGCAAGCGCAGATCCGTCAGCTGTGGAATGCGAAGACGCTGACAAAAGTCGAAGAAGCCGGCCTTGACTTCTTCAAGTTCAGCTTTCTTCTGATAGCAGCGAACGCCGTCGACATTTCGAAGATGACGCCCGACAGCATCTTCAACGGCCGCATTGAATATGTGCGCACGAAGACGCGCAAGCATTACAGCATCGCGATTGTTGACGAACTGCGGCCACTGCTTGCGAAGTGGTCTGATGACAAGTCGCTGTTCAAGTTCTTCGCCGGCCGCGATGAACATGCAAGCAGTCTGCCGTCGCTGAATGCCGGACTGCGGACACTGTGCAGACGCGAAAAGCTGCCGCCGGTGTCGACGTACTGGGCGCGTCACACATGGGCGTCGCTTGCAATGGAACTTGACGCGCCGATTGAAGTGATTTCGGCCGCCCTGGGCCACAGCTACGGCGCGCGCGTGACTGTCGGCTACGTCAATATGTCGTCGAAGCGCGTCGATGAACTGAACAGACGTGTGATTGACTTTGCGCTGTACGATAAGCTGAAGAAGGACTGACGGCAAAAAACAGCCGCGCATCACTGCGCAGCTGCCTTGCCTTAATCCTTTAACTTCTTTATGAATTCAAATTCTTTAGAATCGCACTGCAAAGATGACACTTTTCGTTGTATATCGCGCAATGCCTGGTGTGCCAAGATTCGCCATTTCGATACTTCTTCGCCGACGTCTTCCGATGTCGTGACGATTTCAGACGATTTCAGACACTTTCCGGCTTCAGATGACAGATTGTTCGTCGCGGCCGTGAAAGTGTCTGTGAATCGAAAGCAGACGCGAATGCGTCAGAATCTGTAAGCGACGCCGACAGTGACGCCGATGCCGCAGAACGGCTGCGCGCCTTTCGGTGTGAATCCGTAGCCGACAGTCGGGCCGGCAGCTGCACTGAAAGACCAGCGCGGCGCATCTTTGACTTCAGTGACGGTGTTCGTCACGATTTGCGTCTTCTGGTACACTTCGATGTAGTCAAGCTTCGGCATGACGCCTGACACTGTTGCGAAATAGCTGCTGTCGCGATAGTCGGCAGATGTTCTGACAAGCGCGACCGTCGAATCGGTCACGGCGACAAAGACCGTGTCTGTCGTCGACAGCTTCAGCGTGTCGCGGATCGTGACCGTCTGCGGCTTCGGCGCCGGCAGTCTGACAGTGTCGCGAATCGTCAGCGTGTCTGTCTTCACTTCGACTGGCGGCCGGTTTTCCCAGCGTGTTTTCCAGATGCGATGTGCGGTCAGATAGCCGATGCCGTAAGCGGCGGCCAGTGCAAGCGCGAACAGCAAGAACGCTGTCAGTGTGTTCTTCAGTTCTGTCATTCGATAGTCAGCGTGATAGATTCGCCGCGCTTCGCAGCATCGTTCATCTTCTTGTACAGCTGCGCGAACGTGTCGCGGCTGTTGATAAGACGGCCGACTTGCTTGTTCTGGCCGACAAGAACGCAACCCAGCGCGTCAAGCGCCGTGTTTCCTGGGTGTATCAGCACGCCTTCGTAGCCTGGCACGCGCAGAAGACGCGGCATGCGGCCGCCGTTGCAGTTGCGCTTGTACCAGTCGACGCCGGCATACTTCGGCGACACGACGTTCATTGTGACAGTGTACGTTCCAGACGGAATTGCGGTTTCGCCGTAGACCTTGCGCGCGGCTATTGAAGCCGGACTGTCAGTCTGCTTCAGTCCGCGGTCTGTGTCTTCAAGCGTATCGCAGAAGCGAACGTCGTCAACGAAAAGACGGCCGATTGTGTAGGTCGTCTTCTTCGCAATACGTTTCAATGTCAGTTTCATTGCTTCGTGCTTTTGTCATGTTCATCTTCAGACGCAGCGTTGCGTGCGCGCCACTGCTTCAGAAGCCATTCGACAGACAGATAGTCACAGCCAAGTGACGGATCGTCGGCGTGGTCTTCGTACCAGCGCTGTCCCTGGCCCTGATGTGGCTTGCGCAACTTGCAGCCCTTGTGAACGCACATGTCGTCGTATAGTGCCGTCAGCTTCGTCGAAAGCGTCAGTTCGTGCTGCGTCTTCTGTTCGATGATGCTGTTCTTTTCTTCGATTGTAGCGTTCGCATTCTTCAGCTGTTCATTCAGAATGTTGATTGCTTGCTTCAACGGTTCGATGACAGCGTTGTCAGCTTCGGCGTTCGCTTTCTTGCGTATGGCCGGCAGCGTGAAGATTGCGACCAGACCGCCGCCAGCGATGAACGTCAAAATTCCAGTGATGATTGCAGTCCAGTCCATGACGTTTGGCGTTTAGATGATTGATGCGATGATGACGAAAAGCTGGATCACGGCGCCGCCGATGACTGTCGCAAGAAAGTCAATCCAGTCGAAGTTGCCGTCAGTCCAGACGTCGAAGAATTCCTTGATGAATGCTGCAAAGATAACCGGCACAATACAGACCGGCATCTTCAGCACGATGAAGAACAGCGCTGCGATGATAAGTCCAGCGATGAAGTGATACAGTCTGTCACGACGAATGCCGTTGAACAGGTTGACGAACCAGTTCCAGATTTTACGAATGAAATCTTTCATGATGCTTCAGTGTTTTAGTCGTTGATAAGACCGTGCGCGACTGCTTTTGCAGCTTCTGCGTCGGCGTTGTACTGCGCGAATTCTTCCGGCTTGACGTCGCGCTGGCGCAGCAGTGCAAGTTCGTCGTCGACGCTGTAAGACTTGCGCAGAATGGCGCTGACTACACTGCCGACATTGACGTCGCCGTCGATGATGACGAATTCACACTGATAGACAGTGTGTGTTTCAGTTTCGCCGGTGGGTTCGCCGGTTTCTGGGTCGATGACTGCGTTCGTTTCCTGGACTTCAGTCACGTTGTAGTGAACACGGGTGCGGCCGTCAGACAGCTTTTCGCTTTTGGGCGGCACGTTTGCAAAGGTAAGTTTACGCATGATAGATATTGTTTTGAAGTTGTACTTTGATTTCTGGTCTGAACAGCGCCTTGCGATAGTCTTTCGCGAAGCAGAAGACCTGATTCAGCGAAGATTCGCGCAGTGTTGCGTCAAGCATCTTGAATTCATTGAAGTGCTGAAAGTAGCCAAGATATGAATTCATGCGCGACAGCGCAGCTGTGAAGTCGTCTGCGGCCAGCGGATATGCGCCGCTGAACGCGAATTCCATGTCATGCACTGCGCGATGAAACGACGCAATCGTCTTGTTCGCAGCATAGCGTCTGTATGGCCGGCAGTGCGCACCCAGGAAGAACACGTCATCGAACGCAGACGTGATAGTGCATTTGTGCGGGTGCAGCGTCAGAAGAAGACGTTCGCGCAAGAACTGCGCGATTGCCGGAATGCATTCTTCAAGAAACGCTTTGTCGCGATGAATGATGCGGCCGTCATCGACATAGCGGCCGTAGTGCTTCGCATGCAGTTCGCGCTTGATGTACTGGTCAAGCGGGTTCAAGTGAATGTTGCTGAAAAGCTGACTTGTCAAGTCGCCGATTGTGATGCCGGTGCCAAGCGGCGAAAAGAACAGACTTTTGTGCTTCGGCAAGTCGTCCCATTCGTGAATGTCGCCGACGCGAATGCAGCTTTCGGCCGGATTGCGGAAAAGCAGACGTCTGATGACGTAGTCGCAGAAGTTGATGTCGATGACATCGTTCCAGATCCGCGCGCCGTCGACGTGCCTGAATCTGTAAGCGTCAAGCGTCTTGCACAGCGTATTGTACAAGATGCCTTTGTTGATGTTCATGAAGTAGCCGCTGATGTCGAAGTTCAGCACGAACGCTTCATGACTGAAGTTGTCTGTTGCGCTTCTGATGTGATGTTCGAAGCGTTCGACGCCGAAAAGCGTTCCTTTACCCTTGCGGCACGAATAGCTGTCGTATATCAGCGTGCGTTCGAACAGCGGCGCAATCATGTTGAACAGAAGATGACTGACGATTCTGTCAGGAAAGCGCGGCGCGAACACTTCGCGCTTGACTGGATATTCGATGATGAAGCACATTGCCGGCAATGGTTCCCAGTCGCGGCTGTATAGAAGATTGCACAGTTCGTCAAGATTGCGTTCAAGGTTCAGTTCGAACGCAAGCTGTGACGTCTTGTTGCGTTCATTCTGGCGCGCGTCCAGATACGCAAGAACAAGCAGCTTGTGCAGTTCTTCTTTGCTGATTGTCATCGTTGCAAAAGAATCGGTCTTCAGTCTTTCGAATGCTCTGACGGGGCGCACGCTGAAGCCGTTCGCGCGGTTGTTGTTGTTCAGCGGGTTGACGTTGCCACTGTTGAAGTTCAAGTTGTAGGCGTTCGTCGCCGAATTCGCAGCGGAAGACCAACAGTTGCCGTTGCTGGAAACGTTGTTCAAGCCGCCCGAAGCGTTGTTGCGATAGCCGGAAGCCGTCTGTTTTAGTGGCCGCTGACTGAATGCAGACGCTGATGCTGTTGCAAAAGCGAAAGCAGACTGCGCCAGCAACAGCAGAACTGTCACTGACACATACATAACTTTGAAGCGAAGTCGCATCATCGTGGGCCACTGAATTAGATTGCACGCTTTCAGTCGAATGCAAGTCACTGCACGTTCGTAGAAACTCTGGCAAAGGACTGAAGACCGATTCGTGGTTTTTATGGTTTTACATACATGTCACTTGCGAAAGACTTCTTCTTTCGTGCTGTCATGCCAGCCGTGCAGCTGCTTCGAAGCGTTTTCTTCCAGGCGCACTATTGCTGCGAATCCTTTCTTCGTGATGTAGTGCAGATCCAGAAGAATGCGAACGCGAATCTTGAATTCTGAAAGCGCCTGAATCGCATCTTCAAGAAGACTGATTCTGTCGTTGTCGAAGTCGTTCGCGAATGCGACTGTCGTCACGATTCTGACAAGCTGGTTGTGCATGTCGCGCACATAGTCGTGCTTGACTGACTGCGGCACTTTCTTCGTGCTGTCGTCGAACTGCTTGACAAGTTCAAGCATCTTCTTGTAGACCGGCAGTGTGTGAAATAGCGCCATGGCTTCAGTGCTTCAGAAGTGACTTCAGCTTGCGAATGAAATCAAAGCAGTCAGTCGGCGTCTTGTCTGCGATGTCGAACGATTCGACAAGTCGCGCGATGCCTTTTTCATCGCTGACGCTGCCGACGACGATGACGACTGAATGCTTGATTTTGATGCTGCTTTTGCTTGACATGATAACGGAAGAATGCACTGCGCCCGCAAGATAGGCGCAGTGCTGAAAGTGTCAAATTTTATTCTCTGACGGGGCGCACGCTGAAGCCGACCGCGCGGTAGTCGCTGTACAGCGGGAAGACGCGGCCACTGTAGAAGTACAAGTAGTAGGCGAACGTCGCCGAATTCGCAGCGGAAGACCAACAGTAGCCGTAGCTGGAAACGTTGCTCAAGCCGCCCGAAGCGCTGCTGCGATAGCCGGAAGCCGGGAAGAACTGGCCGTCAGTGTCTTCGTCGTTCGCCTTGAATTTCCAGCCGGCGGCGAAGCTGCCGACGACATTGAATTCTTCTGCGGTCGAAGTATTGCCGCCAGTTGTCGTGAAGCCAGTGAAGACGCGGCCGTTCGGCACTTTGAAGCCGGCCGGCGAAGGATCATAGATTGTCTTGACGACTTCGTTGTCAGAAGCGCCTGTTGCATTGCATGCGGCGTCCCAGTGATTGAAGCGCTTCGCATCGCTGGACTGCCAGTCATTGTTGTTGTTGCTGTCAATCAAGAAGAACTTGTTCGGATTCTTGATTGCCGTTGCGACGTCTGCGGCGGGGCCTTCAGCGACTGCGAACTGCTTGTCGCCGTATTGTGCGTGATTGCTGTTGCTGTTGTAGGCAGCCGGCGACAGCATCGGGTCTTTTCTTCCCCACTGGTAGTGAACGTTCTTGAAGCGCGTCTTCTGTGCGTCGTCGTAAGACGTACCCAGTGCGACGTCAAGCAGTTCATACACTTGTTCGGTGTGGTTGTGGAATTCAGTCACGCCCAGCTTGTCGGGATATACCCAGATGTGCCAAGACCAGATGACGTTGCCGTCGCCGTCAAGAATGCCGACGACAGCGTTCGCGCCGGTAGACGGACAAGAAGTCACGTCGAAGATAAGGTCGCGCACGCCTTCGCCTTCGCCCAGGACAAGACGCGGATTCGCAATCATGCCGTTCACTTCCTGCCACAGCACGACTGCGCTTGCGGCCTGGCAGCCGGCGTTTTCTTCGATGTACGGCGAAGTGATAGCGTTGCCAAGATGATTGACGAACGCGGCCTGATTTTCGCCGCCGCCGTTCGTATAAGCGGCAGCATTGACTTCGCCGTTCTTGATTGCGTTGCCGTACACAAGCGGGAACTTGAAAGCGCCGACAGACTTGACGACGTAGCAGTTCGCTGTGTTGCGAAGATGATTGATGTTGTTGTTGATGTCGCGGAAAGACAAGTCTTCTGCGGCCAGCTGTTCAGTCAGCGTTTCAAGCGCGCTGATTCTGTCGTCGTAGACTTCGCAAGCGTCGGCTGCTGCTTGTGCGACAGCGGCCTTTGCGTCTGCGTTTGCAGCTGCGGTGTTCGCTGTGGCGGCAGCTGCGGTTGCCTGCTTGCCGTCAGCATAACAAGTCCAGTAGTTCGTGTCCGTGACAGCATGGCCGACGTTGTTGTCGACCTTGCTGACATAGGTGCTGTCCGAACTGTGAACCATGTCAAGCTTTGCGTAGGTTGTTGCGGCGTTGTATGCGCCTTTGTCGACCGGCATGACGCGGCCAAGATTCGTTTTTGTCATATTGCTTGAATGATTAGATTGATAGTTCAAGATTGCCGTTTGCGGTGTCAAGTTCGAACGTCGGGCCGCAATACAGATTGTCGGTTTCTATTGTCAGCTGGCCGGTCGTCTGGTTGACTTCGAATTCGGCATACGGACTGCCGGTCGCCATGATGCCAGTGTCGACGTACTGCTGCGTGTCTTCGTCCCATTTTTCCCAGTGATAGGTAGTTTCGCTGATCCGCAGCGGGTGGTCGTTCAGATTCTCTGCGCGTGTCGCAGCTGCGTCAGCAAGCGCGGCTTTCTGATTCGCAAGCGTCGCGGCGGCGTTGGCTGCGTCAGCCTTTTCGTCTGCCTTCTGGCCTTTCGCATTCGCATAGACGGCTGCGCTGTCTGCGGCTTCGGCAGACGCTTCGACAGCGGCCTTCGTCCGTGCGAATTCGTCGACGCGCGACGATTCTGCAAGCTGGCGTGCGTTTTCGTTCGCGATGCGTTCTGCTTCGTTCGTTTCACGCTGCGCTTCTTTCGTGACGCGCACTGCTTCAGCGGCCGCACGTTCGTCTTCAGCTGCCTGAACGCGGGTGTTCGTTGCGGCGGCTGCTTCGCCGGCAGTCTGCGCCAGCGCAACAGCGGCGTTGTACTGTTCGATGAATTCTTCTTCTGTGCCGACGAATGTTCCGGCGTCGACGCACATTTGATAGATGCTTTTTCCGGCAATAGATGCTTTTTGCCAGACAGATGCGTCAGTTCCAGGCACCTTGCCTGCATTGCTGACAAGTGCGATGTAGCCGCAGCCGTCGACGTCGTACAGAACAAATGTCAGACGTTCGTAAGACACGGCGCTGTTCCAAACGCCGCCAAGCGTCAGCGCGACTTTTCCCAGGTCTACATGTGTGTTCATATTTGCTTGATTTTAGATTATCAGTTGAAGATGTCCTTCTTCGTCGATAGTGAAGTGATCCGCGTCGCTGGCCGCGTCAGTCTTCATCTGAAGATGCATCGCGGCGTCGATTTCGAATGTCGGCCAGTTCAGATTGCCTGACAAGCCTTGCGGCCCTTGCGCGGCGACGCCGGTGTCGATGTCGCCGATGAACCAGTTGCCGTTGCTGCCGATGTGCGGCGTGACACCGTCTGCGCCGGTAGCTGCGACGCCGGTGCTGATGTACTGCTGCTGCGCTTCGTTCCAGACGTACCAGATGCCGTTGATGATGCACGGCGCGTGTGTCGCTGCGCTGGTAGCGGCTGCCGCTGCGGCGTTCGCGTCTACGGTCGCCTGCTGACATGCGCGAAGAATTTCAGTCATGATTGACGTGTTCACTTCGCTGATGACGATTTCGACGTCAGTCGGGTCGTCTTCGTAGACGGTCTGTGCGCTGTCAGAAAGCGGCACGACGTTCACTGCGCGCTTGTCGTATGTCTTCATGTCGCCTTCAAGCGAACACTGAACGACAAGACGATGAATGCCTTCGTAGAACTGCACTTCGGCCGGCCATTCGACATGCAGATATGTGCTGTCGCTTTCGTCGATGCTGAAGACGCATGCGCCGTCGTGCGCGTAGTCTTGCGATTCAGCAATCATGAACAGCTGCTGAATGTGCAGCGAAGACCAGTCGACAGCGACGCCGTTGTCAAGCAGACGCACCTTCATGAAGAAGTCGCTGCTGATTCTATTGTTCGGAAGTTGTACTGCTGCCATAAATTCATGAATTTTTCTGCTGCGAAAATGAAGAAAAAAGCGCAGCCATGCGTGAAACTGACTGCGCTTGTTTTCGCCAAAGTGATTTCTACGATTCTGTGACGGCTTCAGTTGCGTCAGATCCGTCGCTGACGCGCTGCGGATATTCCGGCACGACTGTGACGCGCGCTTCGATTTCGCCGTCTTCTGATGCGACGACAAGCGTGCCGTCAAGCGCGACTTCTGACGGCGCAAGCACGTCGATGCTGCCGTCGCCGAACTGCACTGTTCCTGGCGCAGCAGATGCGTTCTGCGGAAGCGACACAATATGCCAAGCGCAGTTCGCACGCACACGAAGCGACATCTGTTGACCGGCTGCGACAGCAAGCACTTCTGGTGTCACGCGAAGATAGCGCGCGTTCATCGCTGCGTTCATTTCTGCGATGCGGTCAACAGAAGCTTCTGCGTCGTCGTCAGGCGACTTCGCCTTTCTGACGCCAGTGATTGACTGCGACAGCACTTCTTTCTTGAATGCGCGTTCTTCTGTCGCGTTCTTCGCGCCGATGACTGTTCCGTTGTAGACTTTCATGTTCTGATACTATTGAAGTTGTCCGCCGCCGCTTTGTGTTTCGCGGCCAGTCCAAAGCGTTCCGTAGCCGTTGAAGTCGCGAAGAATCGTCGCTGTGAATCTGTCAGTCAGCAAGTCGTGATTGACTGACATCAACAGATGCTGCACGCCTTTATAGCCGATTGTGCAGTCGAAGCGAAGTTCGCCGTCATGTCCGGCGCGTTCGTAGTCACACGGACGGCTTGCGCCTTCAAGCACTTGTTTCGTCGAATAATGAAACATCAACAGCTGCTGATGTATCTTCGCGGGGAAAGGAAGCGACACGGTGTCTGTCTGCCACTTCCATTTGTACGGCGCCTGCTGCACGTTGCCGTCGCCGTCGATGTAATAGAATGCGTTTTCGTAGTTCTCTGGCATGATGAAGCCGCACGACTGCGACAAGCAGCCGAACAGCGGCGTGCGCTTGCAGCGAACGTTGTTCTTCGTATTGACAACCGTCGTCACTTTATCAGAACGCATCTTCGTCGACTGCGATGATTCGAACGTCAGCGATTCGACGCGCGCATACACGCCGATGCTGGCCTGAATCATCAACTGAAGCTGACCGCCGACGACAGTCCACCAGTACGACGTCGACTGATAGACGATTTGTTCGATTGTCAGATATAGCGTGCCGTATGTTCCCAGTTCCTGACATTCAAGAAGCTGCACTTCAAGCGTGTCGGCAGATTCTGTCAGTGGATCGTGTTCTTCTGTCAGCGCCACATATCCCTGCTGCCAATAGTTTCCGTTCCAGTAGCGAATAGTGCTGTTGTCCTTACGATACCATACGCTGTACTTGATGAATTTCAAGTTGAAAGGATAGACGCCAAGTTTGCCGTTTTCATCGAAGCCAGCCGGGTGCGGTGCCAGCTTCAGAACAAGCTTCAGTGCGGTCGAACGCACCTTGCGTCCGAAGCTGTGACTTTCGCTTGTCCAAGACGGCCCGCTTTGCGTTAGCGTTCCAACATTTGCCGCAATATAGACATAGTCGTTCGCTGATTCGCCTTCAGTCTGTTTTGTGTAGTCTTGAAGCGTGTAGTTTTCACTGATAAGACTGATTGGCAGAAATTCCCAGCCTTTCCAGTTGAAGCCGGTGCTGCCGCTTATGTCTGGCGCAGAACGCGACAAGTAGCTTTTTTGATGCGACGTTTGTCCGTATGGGTCGACGATGTCCTGGTCGAACACGCTGATGAAGTTTTCGCTGCTGACTGTGTGTGAACCAGATTTTGCGCACATAATGTCTGGCGCGACGTCGTCATTCTGCCCGAAGTCGATTGTTTCGACGATTTCGCGATACGCTGGATCGTATGTGCGCGTGCCACTGCCGCGGCCGATGAATTGCACGTTTTCTGACGGCGGGTCGTCTTCCATGCGCCAGCCATAGCGTGCGATGTGTCGCAGCGGCCCGACTTCAAAACAGTTCACGTCGCAGAAGCGCATGCACCAGCCGACAGAATTCAGCGTTTCTTCAAGCGCTTCGTACCAGTTCATGCCGTCGAACGCCGACACGTTGACACATAGGTCGCGAACGCCGATTGCATCGTCTTCGCTGCGTAGTTCGTTGTCGTCTGCCTGGTCTTGATACGCTGTGTTCATCGGAAAGTTTATCTTGTTGAACGCAGCTTCTACAAGATTGTAGATGTTCACAAGACCGTTTTTGTCGCCGGTCATGTCGAATTCAAAGTCTTGCAAGTGTCCCAGGTTGTCGCGTGCAGTTATCTGAATGACGCCGAATGCGTCAAGACTTTCTTGATAGCTGTCCGGCGTGATGTAGCCAGACCACAGCGCGCGGCCATTGTGAAACAGCTTCACAAGATACAGCGTTGAATCAGGCGTGTAGAATTCAGTCCAGTTCGTGAAGCGCACCCAGTGGCCGTCGACGCGCTTTTCGCCGTCGCTGTCAAGACCTGGTTCAAACGGATTGTCAAGAAGACCGAACTTCGCTGACGTCTTCACGATAGGTGTGTCGACGTCGTCTTGACTGCCCTGAATAAAGAAGTTCAAGCCGGACAGCTTCGCGATTTCAATCGTTCTGCCAGACCAGCTGCGCTGATGTATTTCAAGACGTACTGTGACGCCGCGTTCATTCGTCAGTTCTTTGTAGAACTTCAGACCGTATGTTCCGCTGATGTATGCCATGATGAACTATCTGTCAAGATCCTTCGATGTGCGCTGTCCCGACAGCAAGATGTTGCTGCCGTCGATTTCGCCCTTCACATATATCGTCATTTCGGTTTCAATCAGCTGCGTCTGATTGCCAGCTGAAGAAGCGCCGCTGTAAGTCGTCGCGTATGATGAACTGCCGCCGTTGCCGGCCAGTGCTTGCAGTCCAGCTTTCGCAGCGACGCCGATTGCGACAAGCGCCGCACCAGCTGCGATTGCTGCGTAGCCGTTCAATGATTCAAGCGCAGCTTTGCACGCTTCGACGCCAAGTCCTTCTGCAATCAGAATTTCGCCTTCTTTGACGGCCATGTCAGCAAGCGGTGTCAGCAGTGCTGCGAAGATTGCGCCCGCGTTGACTTCTTTCAAGCCGAACAGCTGGTCTGCAAGTTCCTGACAGCCGGCACTGAAGCCGCTGATGATAGCGTCATGAAAGTCTTCTGACAGCTGACGCGCGCGTTCTGCTGCGCGTTCCATTTCGTCAAGCATCGCGTTCAGCTGTTCTTCGAACTGTGCTTGAATGTCGGCGTCAAGCGATTCTTGCATTTCTTGAATCGACTGTTCGAACATCGCGTCAATTTCTGCTGCTTCGCGTATTCTGTCAGTCCATTCTTTCAATGCGATGTCGCCTTCGTAGAACTGCGACACAAGCTGTTCAAGTTTGCGCTGCGACGATTCGTCGACGTCGACGCCAGCCTTCAGAACGATGCCCAGCGCGTCGGCATCAATCATGTTTTCTGCGCCGCGCAGATTCAGATTGACGTAGTCAGCAAGCATTTCCGGCGACAGTATGCTGCCGTCAGACAGAATCGGCGACACAAGAACTTTGACTTCCTGGCCGCTGGCGTCTTTCGTTTCGATTATCTGCGAAAACAGCGTCTGAACTGCGCTGCCGGCATTCTTCCAGCCAGCAGCGACAAGATCCGCGCCGTCGACAAGTTTGCGCTTCAGTAAGTCGACGTTGCCGCCGGCTTCTTCAAGATTCTTCTTCAGCTGTTCTGTCGGGTCAAGCTGCTTCTGCTGTTCCGGCTTCAGCTTCAGTTTCGAAGTGTCGATTGCAGACGTGTCGATGCCGGCGCCGTTGTTCTGTATCTGCTGAATGCGTCGCGTTTCTTCGTTGAATGCAGCGCGTGCCGCGTTTGCCGCGATGATAGCGTCGACGGCCTTCTTCGCTTCGTCATCGCTGCTGCCCTGATAGAATTCAGCAAGAACGGTCAGCGCCGCGCTGGTGCTGTAATCGTTGCCAAACTGCGCAAGAAAGTCGTCGACGATGCGCTGGTCTTCGGCCGTCATCTTGTACTTCTTGCCCTGGTTGCGCTTCGAATACTGGTCAAGCGCGTTCAGCAGCGTGTCGTTCGGCGCGACTTCAGTGAAGAATTTTTCAACGGCATCGCGGTTGCGCGTGTTTTGCTGAAGACCTGCTTTCGACAGATATTCGTTCAGATCCGCGACGCGCACACGTTCACGCTGCGCGATTTCTGCGTCGTATAGCGGCTTGATTTTGTCAAGATACTGCTTCGCATATTTGGCGCGCTGTTCATACGTCAGTTTCGTGTCGCGCATCAATATCTGAAGCTGCGCAAGTTCGTCTTGCATCTGCGACTTGCGAATGTTGATGCTGTTCTGAACTTCGAAATCGGCGTCGTGTGCCGCCTGACTGCGGCCGGCCGCCGACATCGCGTCGCCGATGCGCTTGCCGAAGCCGTTCCAGTCCCAGTTCGTCAGCGCAGTCAAGAACGTGTTCCAGGCGGTTTTCATGCGCGACATTGTGTTGTCCCACAAGTCGCCAAAGCGCTGCGAATGATGTGCGAACTTGTCAGCAAGCGCGACAAGACCGGCGCCGACGGCCGCCCAGATAGCGGCGGCTTTCACGCCGATGCCCTTGATTGAATCAGTGAATGACGACGTCTGCTTCTTCGCGTCGTTCATTCCCTTGTCGAATTCAGACTTCTTCAGTCCCAGTTTGACCCAAAGGTCGCCAATCTTGCCCATTGTATCAGTGCTTCTTTTTCTTGTTGAATAGTGCGTCAAGCGCAGCTGCTTCTTCTGCTGTCACGCGGCTGCATTCAAGTGCGCGCTTGATGTCGTCAGGATTGTTCGCGGCAGTTTCCCAGGGAAAGCGGCAGAACGCTTGCGGCGACTGCGGCGCGCGGCCGCGTTTGTAGTGCGGCGACAGCAGCTGCCAGACTTCCCAGCGCTTCAGTTCCCACTGCATGCGCCTGCTACGGTCGAAGCCGTCAAGACGCAGCTGAAATTCGTGAACGGAAGTCGTCGCCGCTTGCAGTTCAGACAGACCGCAGTCGCCTATCAGAAACGCTTCGATTTGCGCGTAATCCAGCCGAAAAACGCTTTTTTTTTACGTTCTTCTGCCGGCTTGTCGTCAGACTTCGTTTCTTTCGCGTCTGCTTTTGTCTGTGCAGCGTCTTTGATAAGCTGCTGAACAGTTTTGCCGGTCAGCGCTTCAAGTGCGAAATTCAGCGCTTTTCCGAAGTTTTCCGGGTCTGCTGTCATGAACGCATGAAAGTCGCCGCGCTTGAACGGTGCATCTTCGACAGTTCCGCAGCCGTCAAGAACCCAGGCATTCAGCGCTGCTGCGAACATGATGTCTGCATACAGTTCGAAGACGACAGCTGAACGCTGCGCTTCGCTTTCGTCGTCTGCGTGTTCGCGTTCGAACGATGCGCCCTGCACACCTTCGAATGTGAACAAGTGCGGCGTGAACAGAAGATTCACGTTCACGCCGTCACTGATTTGAATCGTTCTTCGTAGTGAACGCATAGTGTGTCAGCTTTTAGACATGCGTCACAGCGCCGGTCACAGTCAGACTGATAGTGCGCGATGCTACGCCGCCGAAGTCATTCGTGTCACTGATTGCAGTGATGATTGCATCGCCGTAGTCGCCGGCAGACACAGATGATCCAGTGATAGTGCCGACGGCCCAGTTCACGACGGTGCCGGCCGCAAGTGCAGCAAGCGCGCTGTTCTGTGCGCTGTCGGCTGGATCTGCGAAGACAGTGATTTCGACGGTTGCGCCCTTCTTGCCAGCGATGAACTGCGCCCAGTCAGTCGACTTGTCGCTGATTTCAACAGCTTCGGCGGTGCGGTTCAGACTGTTCGACTGTTCGCCGCCAAGCCAAGTGTACGAAGAACCTACCTTGATGTAGGCTTTCTTTGTGTTTCCAAGTGCTTTTGCCATAGTGGTATGAATTTTTGATGATTATTCTTCAGATTCAGGCGTGAACACGCTTTCGCCGGTTGCGGTCAAGCTGATTGTCCGTGATGCTACGCTGCCGAAGTCGTTTGTGTCGCTGACAGCCGTGATGATTGCGACGCCGGATTCGCCGAATTCGGGTTTGTCGTCGTCTTCATTGATGCCGCCGATTGCATATTCGACACGCGCGCCGGCGACAAGCGCTTCAATCGAAGCAAGCTGCGCAGCATCGTCAGCGTCTGCGAAGACAGTGATTTCAATCGTCGCGCCGCGTTTGCCAGCAATGAACTGCGCCCAGTCGTCAGACTTGTCGCTGACTTCGACGGCTTCAGCAGTGCGATTGACGCTGTTGCTTTGTTCGCCGCCAAGCCAAGTGTAGACGTCAAGCGAATCTTCGACGCTTTCGCAGCGAATGTACGCCTTGATGTGATTGCCAAGTTGCTTTGCCATAGTGTGCGAATTTATTCTTGTGATTCATCGCTGCCGTTGTCGGCAGCTGCGTTGTTTTTCTCTACCCAGACAGTGACGTCTTGCAGTACACGATAGAAGACGGCCGTGCTGTCTTGCGCTTCTTGTTCGTCAAACAGACGGATCTGCCCAGGAATAATGCCGATGACGTCGTAGCCTTCAAGCGACAGACCGGCATCTGCGAACAGCTTGTCGACGTTGCCTTCAAGAAGACTGACGATGTCAGCAACCTTTTCGCCGCTGACGCATTCAATCGTGCAAGTGACAGACCGCACTGCGTTGTCTTTCGTCTGTGGCGCATCTTCGACGACGCTGTGAATTTCGACGCGCGGCATGTTCGCCGTGCCGCCAATCTTCACGCCTTCGCGCGTCAGTGCCGTGCGAATCATCTTGAAGACAGATGCAAGTGCGCTTGTAAACTTTGACATATCAGTTGCGGTCTTTGTCTATTACACTGCGAATCGCGTCTGCGATTGCGCTGCTGATTCTGCGCTTGTTCTTTTCGACAGCCGGCGCGAAGAACGGGTGTGCGTTCGTTCCCTTCTTCGACATGGCGCGATTGATAAGAAACGCGATGCTGTTGATTTTCTTGCGGTCTGCGCGAAGCTTCTTCTGCACCCAGGCGCGAATGTCTTGCACTGGCGCCCAGTGTGCGCGGCTGCCGTATTCGACCGCAGCGGCATAGCCGCGCTGTGCGCTGTCGCTGAAGAATCCGATTTCGACTTCTTCTGTGTTCGGCACATTCTGCACGCGCCCAGACTGCGACAGACGGCCGGTGTTGTTCAGCGTGCCGTGATTGTGTCCGGCTGTGCGCATGTTGCGCTGCGCATCTGCGATGACGTGCATGCCAGCAGTCTGAAGACCTTTCTTCGCTGCTTTCTGCATGTCAACGAACAGCAGACGGTCGAAGTTCGCAAACAAGCGGTCTTCGCCTTCTACCCAGACGTGATTGCCAGTGCGTGCCATAACTACACAGACGGATTGTCGACGTGATACCAGGCCGTCAGATGCGTCAGCCAGCCGCGCATGTCGATGCTTTCAGGCTGCGAAAAGTGCAGAACGTGACCTTGCCAGATGACGCAGTTGTATTCGACGTTGACACTTCTGAATTCGATGTCAAGTCCGATGATGTCGGCCTGCTGGAATGTCAGCATCGTCTTTGTCGCAGACATCTGACGCACACACGCATAAACTTTCAGCACTGGCGTCGGCGTGTCGACTGAAGCGTGACCGAAGTCGTCTTCCGTGACGTTCGCTTTCGCCAGCGTGATTTGCTGATTGAATCGGCGTGCGTTGCGTGTCTGTCTTAACATTGCGAAAGAATCTGTGCAAGTTGTTCGGTGTCTGCGCCGTCATACAGCGCCGTCGCATACTGAAGAACGACAGCGAACAGACTGTCTGCTTGCGTTGGATCTGGCCGCGTCTTGTAAGTGACGATGACTGTTTCCGCGTAAGCGGACAGAAGAAGAAGATTGCCGTCACGCGTGAAGCCGATGTCGTCATCTTCGCCGTTGTGAACGCTGACGATGTCTTTGGGCGTGTGATACAGCTTGACGATGTTGCCGTCTTCGCGTGCGCGTTCTGACACGGTCAGCTTCAGTGTGCATGGAAGCAGCGACTTGCCGGCGGTGTCTTGAACAGTCTTCATCGCGCGCGTCAGCAGAAGCTTCAGCAGCGCGTCACGACTGTTGTCCGGCACGCTGGCATACTGCTTCAGCATGTCAAGCTGTGCTTTCTGCGGTTCATCGCATTCGATGATGTCAAGACGTATCATTTCTTCTTGCGTTTGAACATGTTCTTCACTTTGTCAACAGCTGAAGTTGACGCAGCAGACTTGTCGTTCGCTGCGTCAGACTTCTTCTGCTGATCCGTCGCGTCGTCTTCTGTCTTGACAAGCTTGTAGTAGCCGTTGTCTATCATGTAGCGAATGACGGCGCAATCAGCAAAGCGAATGACTTCGCCCTGCTGAATGCCGTCGTGCGCCTTGATGACCTTGACTGTCAAGATTGCCATGTGTCAGACGTTTAGTTTGAAACCTGAAGCGCAGCGATTGCGGTCGTGGCGCTGGCAACATAGATAAGTCCCTTCTTTTTGGGTGTGGGGGTCTTGACCTGCACAGCCTTGCGGAAGTAGACGTCATAGCCGTCGTATGCGCCGTTGCGAATGAATTCCAGTTCGTAGCTGTTGCCGGCGTAAGGTTCGGCGCAGCTGGTGTCGGCGACGATAAGTTCGCCGGTGGAAAGCACGTCAGTCGGGTAGACCTTGATGCCGTCAAGCATGCTGTTGACCTTGTCGAAAAGGTAGTTACCGTTGTCGTCCTTCAGGGACTTCAGCTGACGGTACAGCGCCCAGGTCAAGAAAGCGGCGTTTGCGTGATAGCCGGCTTTCGCAATCTGGTCTGCGGCGTCGAAGATGACGTCTGCGATGTTGGCCTTTGCGACGGCGTGTGCGGCAAGTGCGCTGAAAGCGGTTGCGGCGCCCTTGATGCCGTAGACCTTGTTCGGATAGGTAGCGTCGCTGCCGGCGCCGTTGCAGATTTCGCTGTCAATCTTTGCATCAACAAGACGAACGCCTTCGTTGACACAATAGTTGTACAGCTGTTCGAACCAGTCTTCGACTTCGGTAGAAATCTGCATGTAGGTGCAAATCTTGCCGAATGCGCGGGTCTTCTCTGCGAAAGCGACGTCAGACTTCGCGGTGTTCTGTGACAGTTCAGCGACGTAGTCAGCGCCAGACTGCGTTGTTGCTTCGATCCAAGCAAGCTTGTTGCCGGTGCGGGGGCGCATGCCGAAAGCGGCGATGAACACGTTTGCACCAGGAACAGCAGCGTGAATGGCGGGGTCTACCTGAAGACCAAGGAAGCCGTTCGGGCTGATGCTGCCAGTTGTGATGCTGGTGACACTTTTCACTTCGACAGTGATGCTGAACTTTTCAGCTTTGGCGGCGACTTTGGCGTCGATGTCAGACTTCTTGTCGTTCAGCGCGTTGCGGAATGCAGTCTTGAAGTCAACCGGCTTTTCAGACAGCTGCTTCTTCAGTTCTGCGATAGTAGCGGACTGCTCCTTAACGGAAGCGTCCAGATTGTCAATGCTGGTCTTCTGACCTTCAATGACGGTCTTCTGTTCCTTCACTTCGTTTTCAAGTGAAGCGGCCTTCTGTTCGGCCGTGGCGGCCTGCTGCTTTGCGGCGGCCACTTCTGCGGAAAGCTGTTCGGCTTTCTTCTTGATGTCGTTTTCAGGCATGGTAGTGAATTTTTAGAAAGTGAATGTGTTGTGTTGTCTACATGTAGCTGAAGAAGCGGCGCGCGATTTCGTCTTCGACGACAGACTTCAGCTGCTGTATCTGTTCGTCAGACATCTGCTTCAGTTCATTCTGAAAGTCTTCAGACTTCGCGTCAAGCAGAATCGCTTTCGGGTTCGCTGCGCGCGTAACCGGCGACGCTTCGATGATAGTGATTGCGTCAAGCACGCGCACGTCGTATTCGTAGCCTTCGCGCTTTTCGTAGTGATAGCGGTCGGCATAGTAGCCGATGCTGAATTCAGTGATTGCGCCGTTCTGAAGCAGAAGAATCGCGTCTTTGCCGGCGCTGGTGGGAAGAATGTCGGCTTCAATCAGAAGACCGATTGCGTCGGCTTTCTTGTCGGTTATGACGCCGATGACTTCGCGTGCGTTGTGCTGATAGCACAGCTTCATGCGGCCGGCGTCTTCGCTTTTCAGAAAATCGTCGCATGCTGTCGGCGCGATGACGTCGCCGTAGCTGTCGATGTTGCCGAACGCGCAGACATACGCCTTGATGTGAAGACTTCCGTCTTCTGACACGGACTTCTGTTCGATGCGGCAGTCAAACGACTTGTGCAAAAGTTCTTTCGGTGGCATAGCTTTTTGAATTATTCTGCGCAAATGTATCGAATCGCTGTCGTCTTCGCGCGTCTTGACGTGTGCCGTTTTTCGCCACACATGAAAAACGAACGGCTGCGCAATCGCTGCGAAGCCGTTCCAGGTATCAAAAGATGAGAAAGAAAGTACAAGCGGCGGGTGCCGTGTTATTTCGGTATGCGAATACAGCTGCAAGCGCAGTTGATGATTTCGCCGGCTGGCGCATTCAAGCTTGTGTCGTGCGGGTACAGCATGCGGCAGTCTTCAAGTTCGAAGTAGTCGTTCTGGTCGACTGTGATGCCGTCCATGACTTCGTGTGATTCGCGCGTATTGCCGACGCCGCTGATGCACCATTCCTTGACGAACGACACTTCAGTCGACTGCGCTGCGATGTCTGCGCTTTCTGCAAGTCCTATCATCGTTTCAGTCTGCGCGATCCGTCGTGCTTGCCATAGATTCAGCGGCGCGAATTCTTTCTTCACACGCTTGACAAGCGCTTCGACGCCGATGTTGACGTCTTCGTTCAGTGCATCTGACAGAATGTTCTGCAAGTCGTCACGAAGCGTGCCTGACACGCTGACGATGTTGCGGCCGCAGCGTTCTGTCGCGAAGCTGCGCAGCGTCTGTTCCCAGATGCCAGACGGCGCGTCGGCCTTGCCTTTCGACAAGTCGCGCGTCACAGACTTCGCATTCGGCAGTCCTGCGTTCAGATACAGTCCAGTCGTCCAGTCATACAGATATGCGCTTTCGTTCAGATTGTTTTCGATGATGCGCGCCCACTGCGATTTGTCGTCGTAGTTCGCGCACAGCTTCAGAAGACGACTGACTTCGTTGCGACGAAGAATGACAAGCCGTGCGGCATATACTTTGCCGACGGCCAGTCCCTTGCGGCGCAAATAGTCCTGGTGCGCGCGCTGCTTCGCTGAAATCTTCTTTCGCATTATTCGTTGATGTCGAAGTCAGAAGCTTCGTTGCCGAATTGAACGCCAAGCGGCATGATGGGCTTGTCGGCCCAGTCTTCTTCGATGCGTTCGTAGTTGTTCGCTTCGCGCAGTTCGTTCAGCGTCGCGTGCATCTTCGCCAAGTCGTCAAGCGTTTCGCCGCGATTCTTCTTCAGCACTTCAATCTTGTCTGTGTCGACAGTCAGTTCGAACTGATCCGACAGTCCAAGATAGTGAACCAGGTCTTCGGCGAATTCGTTGCAAAGCGGAATCGCAAGCTGTTCGTAGATTGTCTTCTTCGCTTCTTTCGCGTTTTCGTACTTCGACTGTCCCAGATAGATGTCGACCGGCAGCTTGTACACGAAGCAAAGCACGTTGATTGCGTCTTTGTGTGAAGACAGAATCGACAAGTCGGCCGGATTGTCGCCCAGCTTGTGAACTTCGATTGCAGTGCGCATCGCGATGTTCTTGTTCGCGTTCTTCTGCGCGTTCGTCTTCTGTTCGATGTCGTCGACCTGCTGCGGCAGTGCCGGCGCAGCTGCGTGTGCAGACGGCGTGATGACGTTCGCGGGGCCGCCGTTCTTCAGCGTAGTCGCCTGGCGCTGCATTGCGCGGTCGATGACTGTCAGATACACTGCGGCTGCGACGATTTTCGAAGTGCCATAGAATGATGTGTCGTCAAGATTGTAGTCGAACGACTGGAAACAGTTGCCTTCAAGCAAGATTTCGTCTTTGCCGCTGGTGCCGGTCAGCTTGATGCCCTTGAACGGCGCAGTGATGCCGCCGCGGTCGATTTCGACGCGCTGCCCTGGAATGATGTACATTTCTTTCGGCGTGCGATCCTTGCCGGCCTTCTTCGGTGCATAGACCAGTGCGTCGCCGAACAGTAGCTTGTTGATTGCCCAGGCGGTCAAGAACTTTCTGCGCGTGAAGCGGTCATTCGGCTTGTTCAGCAAGTCAAGAATCGGGTGCGTGTCAACGTAGTCACCTTTCTTGATGTCATACAGTTCAAGATACTTCGCGACTTCGCCGACATTGTCAGCGATGTAGTTGATGACGCCCATGACCGGCGCAAGCGTTTCGTATGCGTTCTTGATTTCAAGACGCGAAAAGCGCGCAAGCTGGCCCATTTCAAGACCTTTCAGCTGTGGCGCGATGATTTGCAGATACTGATTGACGAAGCCGTCTGTTTCGCCGTAGTAGCCTTTGACTTCGTTTTCAAGCGATTTCAGCGCTTTCAGTTCGCTTGTCTTGATGATGTTCAGTCCAAACATAATTCGTCGATTTATGACGCAAAGAAACGTGTTTTCCGCGACGATACGCTGCAAAGCGCTGCGCTAATTTTCGCCGATGTTGTTCGTGATGCCCAGGCGACGCAGATGCGTCACTGCCGCGTAGTTGATTGCGTCCATTGCATGGTCGTTGCCGTCGCACGGTTCGTCAGTGTAGTGACTGTTGTCTTGCGGCTTCGGCTTGTAGCTGTACGTCTTGACTTCAGCGCCGATGTGTTCGCCGACGTAGCGAACGCGGAAGCCGCGCAGCCATGCGACGCGGCCGGCCTTGTCACGATTGACGGCAGACGTCGCGTCGATGCCGTAGTGAATGCGCAGTTCGTCGCGCGCTTCCGGCCTTGACGGGTCGACGTACACGATTGCTTCTTCTGGCCGCAAGCCGACTGACGCTGCGTCTGCGATGATGACCGGCGCGACGTCGCGCGGCAGCATGCCGGTCTTGTAGCAGACTTCCCAGATGTAGATGATGCCTGACAGCGGATCGTAGCACATGCGCACAAGCGCGTTCGGGTCTTCTGAATATCCCCAGTCGTTGCCGTACCATTGCGGCAGCTGCGTCGGGTAGTCTTCCGGCGCGATTGCTTCCCAGTTGCGGAAGATGATGCCTTCACGACGACGCGCGAACTTGCCAAGAAACACGTTTTCGTAGCGTTCGCGGTCAAGCGCACGCATCTGTTCGGCGCGTGCGATGAAGCTGTCTGACAGATTCGGCAGATTGTCGAAGTACGTCGTGCTGATATAGGTCACGTCGCCTTTGACGCCGTTGAAGTCTTCGTCGACGCCTGCTTCGCGATAAAAACGACGGTAGATCCAGTGGTCGATGTCAGTCGGGTTGAAGACGATGACGACAGTGTTCGTCGTGCCGACTGCACGAATCGACAAGTCGATAGTGTCGAACGTCGCTTCATCAGTCAGTTCTTGCGCTTCGTCAAGAATCCAGGTCTTGACGTTGTGAATTGACTTCAGTTTCGCAATCTGATTCTTCGACGACTGCATGATGCCGCGGAAGTATATCGTCGCGCCGGTCGCGCAGTTGATGATTTCCTTGCGCTTGATGATGAAGTCGTCTGCGATGCCGAAGATGTCAAGCTTTTCTTTGTATTCTGGTATGATTGACACTTCGGCCGACGTCAGCGTGAATCGCGTGTATAGAATGTTGAAGCCGTCGTCATACGTCGCGCAGCTGGTCGCAGAAGACACAGCGTGCGACTTGCCACTGCCGCGGCCGCCCTTGACAAGAATGTATCTTGTGCGCGGCGCTGCGAACAGCGGTTGATACTTGTCGCTGAAGACGTATTGTGTCGGCTGTGTCATTCTTCTGTCGTCGTGTCGTCAGCCGGCCGTGCTTCTTCTTGTCGCACCTGGCGTTCGATGTCCTTGAAGACGATGACCGGCTTTTCCGGCTTGAAGTTCATGTCTGTCTGCTGGCGGATCTGCTGCAAGCTTCTGCCAAGCACGCGGTCGAACGCCCAGCCGATTGCGTCGAACGCCTTGCGCGGGTCGCTGAATTCGCGCGCCAAGATGCGCTGCATTTGATTGCGGCCTTCTGACGCGACTTTCATGAAGTCTTCGCGTGTCATGTCTGCGTCAAGCAGCGACAGCGCTTCGTCAAGATTTTCATTCAGCAGATGTTCGACTTCTGCGCGTGTCTTGCGCTTGATTCCAGATGCGCGCCCAGCAGCAGCTGCAAGACCTGGTCTGTCTGCGAAGCTGCCGCTGTTGCGTGCGATGTTCTTGCGACTGTTCGGGTGCTGGCCGCGTGTGTCGCTTTTGTTCTTCTTCTTTGCCATATTCGACGTTCTTTTCAACGTTTTCGATTGATGCGTGCCAAGTCGCGCATGCTGCGTGCTGTCTTATTCGCTTCAAGCTGCCGATTGTATGTGTCACGACTGACGTGCTTTTCGCATGCTTCGTCAGTGACCGGCTTGTCTTCGTGTATGATATAGCCGTACTGACGACACGCCATATACGGTGTGCCGTCAGGGAACTGTCCAGGCTGGTAGAAGAAGCAGTCGTCGCAGCTTGTCGTCTTCTGGTCGTACCAGCGCGTCATGACTTCGGCTTGTCTGATACGGCGTTGATGCGAAGACGCACGCGGCCTTGCAGCTGCTTCAGGTGTTCAAGGTCTGCCGCGATGTCTTCTTCGGTCGCCTGGAACAGTTTCGCAAACTGGTCTGCTGGTGCATTGATGTTGTTGAACTGAATCGCTTGCAGAATCAGCAGACGGTCTGTGCGGTCAAGCGGCGGGTTCAGCGTGTTGCCGTCCTTGTCTTCAAGCGACAGCGTCAGTTTCTTCGGTGCGGGTGCCGGCTTCGGCAGCTTGTGAATTCGTTTCGGATTTTTCATGATGCGTTTGTTTGATGTTTCTTTCGATTGTAGCGGCTTTTGCGCCGCAGATGATAAATTGCACGTCTTTTTCGTTCAAGCGTCGGATTCGTGCGTTTCCGTCGCTTCTGCGCGCTTTCTGAAGATGCTTCTGTCAATCTTCTTCCAGTCGGCGTTGTCTTTCGGGTACGGCTTCGCAAGCGGCTGGATCTGACGACGCATTGCTTTGTCGAACGGAAACAGATACTTGCGTTTGCCTTTCGTGACGTAGGCGGTCGCGTTCGGGTCGTAGAATTTGCGCAAGAACTGTTCGCGTGACAGACCATGAAGACCGCCGCGTGCTTTTACCCAGTCGCTGATGATGCGGCCGTGATAGCGCTTGCCGTTGACTATCCATGACGAATCTGTCTTGTTCTGCATCATCGTGCCGACATATAGCCAGTTCGTCGCTTGATAGATTGTTCCCAGGTGGTGCTGGTCGACGTCTGCGTAGCTGATGACAAGACGGCACAGCGGCGCGTCTTTGTGCAGTTGCTTCAGTGACATCGCGACGGCTTTCGAAGTGCTTTCTTGTTTGCCGTTCAGCGCTACGCGAACAAGTTCCAGTGCCCCCCCCCTGCGGCAGATTGTACGGCGTGCCGATGTCTTTCGTCGCGCCGCTGCCGTACAGAATACAGCCGCACCAGTCGCCGGCGTCGTTGTAGACATTATAGCCTACGACGTTGACCGGCACGGCCTTCGCGTAGTGGAAGTTCATGCATGCGAATCGAATCGCTTGTGGTGTTGCGCGTGTCAGTTTCATATCGCGCCGCCGCTTATGTTGACAGTGCAGCCGAATTCGTCAATCAGCTGCTGACGATACTTCGCGATGAACTGCTGAAGAATGCCGTCAGTGTCGAAAGTCAGCTTTGCGACGAACGGCTTTTCTGTCACATTCGTTGCGTCAAGATTCGTCGGCTGTTCTTCTTCAGCAGCTTCTTCTGCCGCCTGGTCTTCTTTCGACCAGACACCGCGCAGTCCCCAGTCGTCGAAGTGCGCTTTTTCGTTGTCCCACTGGTTCGCAAGCGCGTCGATGTCCCAGCTGCCGAAGCTGCCGTTGTCTTTCAGTGCGCGTCTGCGAATCGTCTGCGGATCTGTGACGTCGTCTTCAGGTTCATAGATGACGCACGGCACGTCTTTCAACTTCAGCTTGCGCGATGCAGTCAGACGCAGATTGCCGGCGAAGACGATGAACTTGTCGCCGTAGCCGACAACAAGAAGCGGTCTGTCTTCAAGGAAGTCTTCGTCTTCGCGGATTGATTCGACCGTCATCGACAAGTCGTCTTTCGTCCACTGACGCGGATTCTTCGGCAGCCAGTCAAGCTGGCCGGTGTTCGCTTCAAGCGATTTCAGTGCAATGTTCTGTCTTGTTTTCTTCATATTCAGTCGTTAAATTCATTCTTTTTCATTGATTCTTCGACTTCGCGGCCGCCGTTCAGATACCAGTTCAGATAGTATTCGATGCGAACGGCCGTGTCGAAGCGAATGCCGTCGCAGTCGGCCGCACGACGCACTGCGCGACGTTCGATGCGTGCGCCGCGTGCGATGTGTGACAGCGTCAGACCAGACGCAGAAATCAGTTGCGACAGCGACGTCTTGCGCGCTGTTTCTACGCGGCTGAAGTCGCGTTCTGTCAGAAGTGTGTTTGACTGTGACGGCATATCGGTTCTATTTTCGTGCAAATGCGAAGGCGTTCGCCAGTGCTTCAGCTTCTTTGCGCTGCGCCTGGCCGCCGTTGAAGTTGTTGTCGATGTCGATGATGATGCGTTCAAGTTCGCCAAAGTCTTTCGACTGAAGCGCTGCAAGCGCACGATTCAACGACAGCAGCCATGATGACGTGTCGCTTTCGCCGGCGTCAATCGCAGCGAATCGCGACATCTGAAGATGCCAGAACAGCCAGTCATACTGCTTTCTGTCGACATAGATGCACGCGGCTTGTTCTTCGCGTGTTCGCTGGCATTTGATGTCGCCGACTGTTCGTGCCTTGTTCATTATTGACATAGCAAATACGATTTTCGGGGTGTAAATTCTTAACATTTCAGATCCAGATGAAGTGTCGTTTCGCCGAACACAAGCATCGCAGCGTCGCGTTCGTGACTGTTCGTGCGCTTCGGCCATTTCGTCAGCGCCTTGAACACGTCAGCAGACAGCTTCGTCGCGTTGTTCTTCGGTGCGCGCATTTCGAAGCGAATGCGGTTGTCAGAAAGAAAGTCTTCCCAGATTTGACTGTCGCGCTTGACGCTGCCGGCGCCCTGGCGTCGTCCCATTTCGCGGCGAATGTCGTGCGTGTCGGGAATCCAGCGACGCTGTCGCGCGTCTTCAAAGCGAACGACGACTGGCGTCAGCGGATTCGCAAGAATCGTGTTCAGCACAAGCTTCATCGCGACGTGGATCTTCACGCAGCTGATGCTGTCGAACTGCTGCTTGTCTGTGTCCCAGATTGCAATGCCGGTGTTCACGCCGGTGTCTATTCCGATGCATTTCATACTTCTTCGTCGTTTTTGCGTTTCTTTCTGTCTTCGAAGTAGTGTGCGATGCCGAACACTGTCAGCACTGCCAAGATGAACGGCCAGAACAGCGCTGCGAACACTGCCAGCGACGCAGCTGCTTCTGCTTCGGTGTTGTCTTTCGGATTGAACGCCATACAAAGCGCCCAAGCGACAAGAACACCGATGCAGAAGTAAACTGCTGCGCCAAGAACAATGATGATTTCCTTCAGCATGGTCGTTCGTTAGAATGCCGGCATGTCGTCGCTTTCAAGTCCCAGGCCGTCAGCATAGTCGCCGGCTTGCGGCTGTGCTTGCGGCTGTCGCTGCTGATACTGCGGTGCTGCGCCCTGGTTCTGCGGCTGGCGCTGCTGACGCGGCTGCTGATACTGCGGTTCGGGTGCTGGCGCCGGTGTGCGGTCGCCGCCTTCATTCAGCTTGCGGTCAAGAAGAATGACAGTGTCTGCAAGCACTTCAGTGATATAGCGCGTTTCGCCGTTCTGCGTCTGATAGCTGCGCGTGCGCGACTTGCCTTCGACATAGATGCGGCTGCCCTTCTTGACGAACTGTTCGACGATTTCGGCGACTGGCGACCATGCGACGATGTTGTGCCAGTCAGTCTGTTCTTTCTTGTTGCCGTCGCGGTCTTTGTAGATTTCAGACGTCGCAAGCGTGAACTGTGCGACCTTTCTGTCGTTGTAGCTGCTGACGCGAGGATCTTGCCCGACGTTTCCTATCAGCATGTGTTTGTTCAGTGACTGTGCCATATTGCGTGATGTTCTATTCGTTTGACTTCTTCTGTTCTGCGGCGTTGCGTTCAGCGTCGATGTATGCGGCCGTGAATTCGCGTTCGATGACCTTGTAGCAGCTGAACGGCGAAGCGCTGATGATGCGGATTTCTTCGACGCTTTCGTTGTCTTCGCGCGTCATGTCGATGTAGCCGAAGCAAGCGTCGCGCGCCGCGTCTGCATCTTTCGCTTCGACAAGAAAGCTTTTTATGTCAGTGTGCTTCAAGTCGCGGTCGTTGTATTGATAGTGAATTTCAAGCTGCACTTCGTAATAGCCAGAAGAAGACTTCTTCGAAGCTGCCGCTTCAAGTTCTTCGCCGCCCAGGTCGACGTCGTCGTTCGGATCTGGCGCTGCTTCTTCTTCAAGCGACGGCAGCGGTTCTTCGGCAACTTCTTCGGCCTTTTCGGAAATTTCAGACGCTTCAGCGGAAACTTCCGCGCTGTTTTCGGCAACTTCTTCGCGCTTCTTCAGCGCGGCGTTCAGAATGATGCCCGTCGACAGTTCAGTGATGCTGACGATAAGAAACGGCTTTTCAAGATGCAGTTCGCACCAGTCTTTGACAATTTCGTGCGCCATTGTCAGGCTGCGTGCCTGGCAGACGAAGACGTTGTTCTTGCCGTTGATGCTGACTTTGACTTTGTATGCTTGCAGTCCCCAGTGGTCGATTTCGTTGCCGATGCGACACTGATTCGACACAAGCGCTTCAGTCAGTTCGCCGGCATCGAAGTGAAAGCGGACAGTGTCGATGTTGCGGTTGTCGAAGTAAGTGCCGCGTTCGAACAGCAGCTGCTTGCGCTCGACGGTGACGATTTCGCCGCTGTCCTGGTCTTTGAAGTCTTCGTTCCAGACATGATAGATGTTTTCGGCCGCATAGTGACCGAACATGTCTTCAGGCGTCTTCGCCAGAAGAAGAACTTCGTTGTGCCGTGTCTGAACGGTCTTGATTTGGTTTTCAGTTTTCATTTTGTGCAATTTTAGTTGTTGTACTTTCTTTCTTCACTTTGTTGTTCGCGCTTCTTTTCGCCCTGCGCTGCGATTTTCCCAGTTCGACGTGAATCATTCTGACAAGATTCTGCGTCTTCAGCTGGCCGCGGCAAGCAGTGTCGATGCGCTTCAGATATGAATCTATCTTGCGCTGCTGCGCGGCTGTCAGTTCTATTGTCATAGCTGAAGTGACATTCCGCGCGCTTGAAGCGTGCTGTAATACATCGTCAGAAGTTCACACTTCGTCGACCAGTCAAGCAGCTGCGAAGCTTCTGCGCGTTCTGGATTGAAGTCGGCGATGACGTCGCCGATGCGATGCTGTCGCGACTGAACGCCGCCGCGCAAGTGGTTCTTGCTGCGCTTGTATGCTTCACGGATCAGCGCGTCAGACGGATTCAGGCAGCCGTGCTTCAGCAGATAGTCGTATATCATTGCGCCGTAGCCCTGCAAGCAGATGTCAAGACGGCCGCACTGCTTGAAGCGTTCGAATTCCTTCAGCGCAGCACTTCTGCCGGCTTCTTCGTTCTTCCGTTCGATGTCTTCTGCGGGAAGAAGCGCAGCGGCCTGCGACTGCGTCAGCGACTTGCGTCTGTTCATGCGTTCGTCGACTGCATCTGCGCGTTCTGGACTGGTGTTGTACTTCGACAGCCAGTCAAGATAGTTCGCAATCGTCAGACGCTTGTCTTTCGTCCAGTAACCAGTGACGCCCATTTCAAGCGCAAGACGGATTTCGTCGACAGTCAGGTGTGGAAAGCGATGCGCAATTCTGTCTTCAAGCACGCGAACGGCCGCGTCGATTTCCGGCTGTACGCCGTCTGCGACAGTGTAGCCGCGTAAGCTGTATAGATATTTCAGAACGCCGTCAATCGAATCTTCTTTGTCTTTCATCGGCAGACCGCCGAACTTCGGCGAATTCATCGCCGCAAGAATTTCATTCTTCGTCATCATAGTCAGTCGTCGATTTGGTCTTGTTCATCAATAGGCGGCGGCACGACATCGACGCCAGCCGCGGCGTGACGCATCGCGATTCTTTCGAAGCTTTCGGCAGCTGCGCGCATTGAAGCGACAGTCGGCGTTTCGCCGCGTTCGTTGACACGCGGGCCGGCGCCGCTGTATGAACCGTTCAGACCGAAGCGCGCTTGATTGACGCGACGCTTCTGTTCTTCCAGGCGTTCGACGCACCAGCTTCTGATAGCACGATAGTCTGACTTGTACTTCTTGCCGCTGCTGCCCTTGTAGTTGTCAAGGATCGCGACAAGCGCGTCGGCGTCTTCCTTGCCGAATTCATCAATCAGCTTCTGATATTCGTCGGCCGTCATGCTGACGAATTCAGCATACTGAATCAGTTCGACTTTCTTCGCGCGCGATGTAGTGACGGTGTTTTGATTATCATTCAAGTTATCACTTATATTATCTGTGTGCGATTTTTTCACACCTTCTGTGATATTTTCGCACACCTGCTGTGAAAAATTTTCACACTGTGAAGAAATTGCACATGCTTCTGGAACGATTGCGACGTAGTCAATCGTCTGTCTGCCGTTGTGATGACCTGATGACTTTGAAAGAAGACCGGCTTCGACAAGCGACGCGAAAGTGCTGACGATGCTTCTGCGCGTGCAGTTGACCTTCTTCGCCGCGTATTCGGCAGTGCCGTAGAAGCAGCCGTTGCCGTCCTGGCTGAAGTTGTACACAAGCGCATACAGCAGCAGTTCAGTTCCCTTCAGCTGAAGCCGTTCTGTCATGAAGTCGTGGATCGTGTAATTCATAGTCAGAACAGTTTGTCGTTGTTGATAGGTGCAGTGTAGATGACGCACAGTTCTTTCGTGCGAACGTCGCAGCGCTTCAGTTCGATGTCGACGTAGTAGTCGCCGTCGTTCTTCTTCAGAAGCGGCGACAGAAAGCGCGTGACAAGTTCCTTGCTGCGAACGGTCTTCGATGCGACTATCTGGCCGGCAGTGCGGCCGGCGCCGTATTCAAGCTTCAGCGGCACGCCGCTGTGATTGTTGAAGACGAAGTGAATGTCGCCGTTTTCGTCGTACATCGACACAAATGCGAACTGCTGCGTTGTTTCAGCGATGCTGCGGCCGAAGCGCACGCAGAACGTCGCCTTTTCGTCAAGCGTCACGCGCGCCGCTGTGGGCGCGACGTGACTGTGCTGACGATGCGTTCTGACCGGCGGCACGATGACCGTCGGACGGAACATGTTGAAATCGGTGTTCGCTGCCATGACTTTAACGGATCTGAAGTGACTGATTCGTGACAAGCGAAGCGCCGGCGGGAAGTTCTTCGGCCTTCTTCAGTTCGGTCTTATTGACATCGAAGCTGACTTTGACCCAGGCCGGCAGCGACTTCAAGAAAGCAGCGAAGCGCGGCTGATACGGCGCAAGAACTGCTTCCGCGTCGACATCGACTGCGGTCGATTTGCTGAAGTAGATGCTGAAGCGGTTGTCTGTCTTCGCGCCGCCGATTTTTTCGACGCCGTTCGCGCGCATTGCTTCTGCGATGCTGTCCTTGAAGAAGTCAATCTTGCTGACTTTGCGATTGATTTTCGCCTGAATGCGCGCTTGCGCTTTCAGCTGTTCTTCTTTCAACGCCTTCAGTTCGGCTTCAAGAATCTTCTTCTGCGCTTCTGCGTTCTTGACGATTGCAGCATATTCGTCGGGCGCAGCGATGATGTCTTTAGTGATTTGCTGCTTCAGCTGTGCAAGCGCGTCAAGTTCGGCTTGCATGCTTTCTGTTTCTTCAGTGACTTCGCCGCCGTTGTCTTCGTACTTTTCGACAAGCGCAGCTTCAAGTTCGTCGTATGATTCGCTGATAGCAGCGAACTTCTGTTCAAGATTGTAGATTGTTTCCATGATATTGCGTGATTAGTTCTGACCGTGTAAATCGTTGATGAATGCGAAGCGTTCTTTGACTTGTGCGACGACGTAGTCAAGCGCGGTTTGTTCCCAGTCGTAGCCGATTGAAATCTTCTGAATCGCAGCTTCTGTGTTCGGCTGGCGCATCGTCCAGTCGATGATTTGCTGAAGCGCGTTTGTGTCAGACATTGCGATGTGCTTGACTTCGCGCTTCTGCTGCGCTGCCGGTGCAGCTGCTTCTGCGGCTGGCGCTGGTGCGTTGTCCGGCGGCAAGTCGTCAGTCTTCTTCTGGCGCGGCTTCCTGGTTGTCGTTGCCGGCTTCGGTTCGGTCGGTGCTGGCGCAGCTGCTTCTGCGGCCGGCGCGTCGATGTCGATTGTTTCGGGAAGGTCTTCGCCGGCGTAGATGTACAGACCAAGACCGAACATCGCAAGATTCTTCGTCAGACAGCGCATGATTGTCTTGTTGATGTCGAACATTGTCGCGGCTTCGACAGTCTTCGTTTCCCACTGGTTTTTGTAGCGATTCCAGACCTGGTACTGATACTGTTCAAGCTTCATCGCCTTGTTCGCGCCGTCCATGACCGGCAGCCACATTTCGTGCGTCAGGTCGTTCACAGTCACGCTTGTGTAGACGATGATGCCAGTCGAGCTGTCGACCAGATACGGCAGACCGTCGAACTTCTTGATTTCGTATGTCGCAGTCGGGAAGCGCTTCTTGAATTCCGCCCAGGCCCAGGCCCAGGACAGATACGTCAGACCGTTCTTCTTTTCGGTCTTGTCATTGCAGTTGACTTCGTACAGAAGCTTGAAGTCTTCAGCTGTGAATGTCTTCTGTTCCATAGCGCTTACTTTTTGAAGATTGACAGAAGATTCGCGATGCGCGCGACGATAGACTGCGAACGCTGGTTCAGCTTTTCGATTTCGGCATCGACGAACTGAAGCAGTTCATTGTATGCGTCAAGATTTTCGTGAACTTCTTTGTCGTCGCCGTAGTTCAGCTTCGAAGCGCGCCATTCGCGCTGATCCGAAGCGTAGTGATTGATGATGACAGCGACATCAAAGCTGCCGTTGCTGACGTCAGTCTTGATGTCTACGCTGTTGATGATGCCGCATTCCTGAAGAAGCAGCGCTTTCTGTGCAAGTTCGGTCTGCTTGCCGACAAGTTGCATGAAATCTGAATTGTTCATAAATTTGTAAGGATTTAAGGATTTGAAGTGTTCTTGAATCTTATCAGACACGGTGTCAGTTGCAGCTGGCGCTGTGTCTTTCTTCCTGGCAGCGTTCGACGTATTCGTCGACGGCTTGCGATTCTGCGTCTTCGTATGCTTCGCAGCGCTGCTGATATTCTTCGTCGCTTTCGTCATAGCGTTGCACTGGATACTTATATTTCCACATGGCCGGACTGCTTCAGCGAACGCAGCTGTTCAGCGTTCTTGTTGTAGTAGTGGAATGCGACAAACATGAACGGCAGCGCGGGCCAGTACAGTTTGCACAGCGTGACGAAAGTCAGCGTGATGAATGCAAGCAGCCAGACGGCCGTCTTGATTCGTGATGAAGTGATTGCTTTCATGATTCTAAAGATTTGGTTTGATTCTGTTCAGTAAGTCAGGCGCCAGAAGTTGATAATTGACTGTCCGCTGATGATGCGGCGGCCGTTCGACCGGCGAATCTTGAACGGAAGACTTCTGTCGCGATCCGTGCTGTTCATTGCGCGTGTCACAGTTGACTTGTCGACGCCCAGCGCAAGCGCTGCGTCTTTCAGTTCGTACCATGCGCACGGATTCACTTTCGGTTCAGTCGTCGTCATGCCGTTGTGCGTCTTGCTGGTACAGCGCCACAGTCGACAAGCACTTTGCGAATGCCGGCGACGCTTGTGATTCCTTCGACCTGCTGTTCTGCCATGACGGCGAAGATGCGGCCGTCTTTCGCGGCCGGATAGCGACGCCGCATGTCCTGGAAGACCTTCACGACCTTCTTGTTGCGTTCGGCGCGCTTCTGTTGAATGGGTGTCAGTAGTTGCATTTTCAAAACTTGTTTCGTAATTCGTTTTGCAAATATAAACATTTTTTGTCACATTGTTCAGTTTTACTAAACAATTTTCGTAAATTTTTTTAGCACGCTTTCGCGACACGAACGCCGGCCGCCTGACGAATTTTGTTCATGTTCGCGTTGACAAGCGCACAGATTTCATTGTGCTGCGGCGTCAGCTTGTTCTGAAGACCGCGCGACTGCGCGATGCTGAACGTGCGAAGATTGACTTCGACTGTTTCAATCGGGTCGCCGGTCTTCGCGTCGCGTGCGAACATTATCAGTGACTGTGCGCTTTTATAGTAGCCGTTCGCGAAGACGCAGTGATGCATCGCACAGCCTTCTGCGTATATCGACGCGACAGACGGCGCCGTGAAAACCTTGATGCCGTCGCCCAGGAAGACCAGACCGAAGAACGCAGCGCGCAGCTTCTGATATGCCGGTTCTTCCTTGACTATCTGTTCACGCTTCTTTTTCAGCGCGCGTTCGCCTTCGATTCGTGAACGCCTGCGCATCATTGTCTGATGTGCTTCGCGCAGATCCGTCGGGCAGACGTAGTGCGCGTTGTGCGTGTCTACACCACAGAACACACAGTCTGCGATGTATTCGCAGAACATGTTGACGTCTTTCGGCTGATAGTGATTCCGATGCAGTATCTTGAAGACGTGCGGCGGGAACTTGCGGCCGCTTTCTGCGATATGAATTGCAAGCTTGTCATAGCCGGTCTTCATCGCTGTTCTGAAAGCGACATCTGTCTGCATGCGCGCTGCGACTGCGA